GCAGAAGTTGACGCGGGAACTATCCGAGTCGAGTCTTTTGTATTTTGGCAGTTAGTCCGTTGGTCAGGCGCAGAGCCTATCAAGTCCGGGCTTTACACCTTCATTCGCATTTATGACGACCAGCACAACGCGGTTGACATTCAATGCTTAAATTCGTAACTTTAATTACTCATCATAAAAACAGAACGATGAATCAAACACAGAAAGAGAGGCTTCAAAGTCTCGCAACCGAGAACGGTCTAAACAAAGACCACTTCTTCAAATCGCCACAAGGTTTCGTTATCATAACCCGACAAGGGATTGAGCGCATCCAAGCGCACAAAGGAATCCGAGTTACTTACGAAGTTGTCAGCTTATCCGATGACCTCAAGCACGTTGTAATAAAAGCAACTGGCGAAATGAGCAATAGCAAAGGTTTACCGATACAAATGGAAACATTCGGAGAGTCTGCTCCTGACAACACGCGGCAAAAGTACCCCGTTGCAATGGCTGAGAAACGCGCACTTTCAAGAGTAGTTTTGAAACTCTCAGGACTTTACGAAGTTGGCGTTTTCGGAGAAGATGAGTCGGACGATTTTAAAAGAGCGTAACGATGGATATTTTTGAAGCAATTACCGACACTCAGCAAAGAACTGAGGAATGGCACGAGCAACGAATGGGGAAGTTTACCGCTTCCCGGTTCGGAGACTTGATGACTAACTCTCGAAAGAAAGACGAAGTACTCGGAGCGACTGCGGTTTCCTACATTTACGAGAAGGCGGCAGAACTGTTAACTGGAGAACGAAAGGAAATCTTCGGGACTGCGTTAGACTGGGGCAACGAATACGAGCCTATTTGCAAGGCTTACTATTCAGAATTGAAAGGCGTTACCATTGAGGAGATGCCGTTCGTTCCGATTAACGACTACTCAGGGGCTTCGCCTGACGGTATGGTTGACGGAGAACTCATCGAGATTAAGTGTCCGTACAACACCGCGAACCATCTCAAGACCGCGTTCGAGGGTTACATTGACCCAAAATACTTGTGGCAAATGCAAGGGCAAATGCTGGCAACTGGCGCGTTAGCTTGTCGGTTCTTATCGTTCGACCCACGTATCAAAGACGAGCGGTTTAAACTTGTCGAGATACGAGTCGAGCAAGACCTTGAGATGCAAGAGAAACTCCGCGAAAGGCTGGAGTTCGCAAACGATTATCTTAGTAACCTTTTAAACTCAAAATAATGGAACTAAACGAAGATAGCGCGTTAACACCATCGCTTCTGATTTCATTTGTGTTAGCGGACATTGAAGTTTTCCTTTTGCAAAACGAATCTCAAACAGATTATAAAGAGCAAGATACGTTTACAAGAGATGAGATTATCAACCAACTGCGTGAAACTGGCAGTAAGATGTACGCGGTACTCAAGCAATCGGGTGTTAAACTTGATGAACCAATTGGTGTTGATAATGCTGTTTACTTCGATTACAAAACGTCAAATAGTAACCTTTTAAACTAAAATAGAATGGAAAACAAAGTAGTATTTGTAGACGGATTGAACGTCTTTCAACCTAACGAAAACGCTCCTGACTGGATTAAAGCGGATATGGTTATTAACCCGACCCAGTTAGTGAAGTGGCTGGAGCAGAACGACCAGCACCTCCGCGAAGGGAAGCGCGGTCTTGAGTTACGACTTCAAATAAAGAAGTCAGCACAAGGGAAACTTTACGCCTCAGTTGACACGTTCAAGCCAAAGAAAGAAGTAACTCTCAACGGAGATATGGCTAACCAGTTCAATGAGAGTCAGAGCATTACAGCGAATGGCGAAGAAGAAGACCTCCCGTTCTAAGGTTGTCAAGAATTTAGATGCCGCTTTCAGTCGATTCATTCGGTTGAGGGCGGCAAATCTTGACGGGTTCTGCGAGTGCTACACTTGCGGACGTTCCTACGAAGTAAAGAAAATGCAATGCGGACACTTTATGTCAAGAGCTAGGTACGCGACAAGGTGGCACGAGGACAACTGCCGACCGCAATGCTATGGTTGCAACGTAATGCAACAAGGCAGACAGTATGACTTCGGACTTAACTTGGACCGGGAACGCGAAGGACTGGCGGAAGAAATGCACGAACTCAGCTTAACGACCGTCAAGTTTTCGACTTGGGAACTGGAAGAGAAACTTGCCTATTATCGGCAGAAGGTTCGGGAACTGGAATAAAAAAATTTGCCTTAATATTTTGAAAATTCAAAAGCAATTAAGATATTGCGCTAAACTTTAGAACTATGATAGTAAAATTAACCACCGAGAAGAGCGTCTTTATTGAGATTGACGGACGCACGTACTACATCGACCACTCACTTGATGAGCCTATCATTGAGTACTGGACAGAAGAACAAGAACCAATAACTTTAATAGAAGATGATACAGATTCCGAAGATTGACGAAGTAGTCCAAGAGGCTAACGCCAAAGGAATAACCGCTTACCGAATAGCCAAAGACACGCGGCTATCAACGCAAACCGTTTACGCTTACTTTAAAGGCGAACGAGTCAGCGTCAGAACACAAGAAACGATAATCAATTACATAAACAAACAATGAAAAAGAAAAGACATAGCTGGGGGAAAGTAGAAACAAACAAAGCAGACTTTAATTACCAAAAATGCGTGAATTGCGATTTATACAGAATCTCAGCAGTAGGAATTTGGCAGTACACAAAGGACGACCCAAAGACTTTGTATGTTGATGTCTGCAAAAATGAAGGATGTAACTCAATTAAAATTTTTGACTGGTGGGATAAATTAGAACCAACTAAGAAGCACGAACTTACTGAATTTTGGATTGATGTAAAAGGTAAAGAATCAAAGTCTGTTCATTACACCGATGTTTCAAATGAACAAATAATTGATATTCATAAAAACATAATCAACTATATAAACAAACAATGAAAAACGAGACAATTAAAAAGTACGAAAACGCTCTTGAAGAGTTAGAGTTACGTTGTAAGATGAACGCAAAGGTTACGAATTACATTATTTCAGAGCATCACAACGTTGGCAATTCATTTGTAAGCTACGCTAAAAGAATTGGTTACGTTAAGCCTAAAGGAAAGGGTTATTATGACTGGTGCGCTGGTAACAAAAGCAAATCTGTTCTCGCTGAAAACCTTTTAGACTTCACAAATACAAGAATTAAGGAGTCTCAAAAAAGAATGAGATTAGAGCAGAACGACCAACCGAAGGCGCAACCAAAGAGGAAAGTTAAACCAGTAAAGACTGAAACTACTTCTTGGTTTTGGGGACTTTACACAAAGACGGTAAAAGGATGAGTTACCACAACACGAACGCAGAAAAAGGAGCGACTCTTCAGGAGTCCCGGAAGAAAGCCAAGAGCCAAGACGAAATGGTTCTCGAGTTTCTAAGAAGCCACGACCAACTCGGAGTAACACCTGAGCGATGCTTACGGCACTTTCAGATTATGGAGGGCTTAACCGAGAGCAGATGGCACAACACGCCTATTACTTCAATAAGAAGGTCGTTCAGCAACCTGAAGAAGAAGGGACTGATTTACAAAACTGGACAAACAATCGAAGGAGACTTCGGCAAACAGATAGCAATATGGAAAGCGAAATGATTTCACCAGCAACCCAATGGGCTTACGATACCATCGAGACAATCAAGGAAGCCATAACAGAACGAGAAGGACACGTAAATAGAGAAGTCGTTAACGAACTGACTGGAATTTATTCGGACGTTCTTCTTGTTGAGATTAACAAGCTACGCTCAAGCATAAAGCGGGAGTTGTACGGAGACGGAAACAATAACTCTATTGTTGAGTTAATGAACGAGATAGCTGACATTTATAACATAACCGTTGACCAGTTAGAACTCAAGACACGCAAGAGGCAGTACCTTGAGCCGAGACAACTATTCCATTGGGCAATGGTTAACCGAGTAGTAAAGAATAGCCTAACGCTAGAGCAGATAGGACAACTCACGGGAGGGCACGACCACGCTACCGTGATACATTCGAACCGTCAAGTCAAAGACAGAATCGCAACCGAGCGAGAGTTTCGGGAAATGGTTATGAAGTTTTGCAACAAGTTTGGACTGCGAACGCATTGGACGGGTAATAATATTGAAACAACGAGAGTGATATGAAGATAACTTGCGA